ATCGGACACAGATCCGTCCGACACGCCAGCAGCGACCGCCGGGTAGATGGCAGCGGTATCGAGGTTGGCGCAGTACTCCAGCGGAATGCCGGAGAATGTCGGGGTGTTGTACGCGCTGTCCTGCGGACTGACCAGCATGTCGTTGGTCGCACGGAGGCCGCGCTTGTAGAAGTTGATGCCTTCCTTGGAGCAGAGGATCATCTGCCGCTGGAAGTTCGTCTCCTCAAAGTACTGACGCTGGGTCAGCGGAGCCTTGAACTGCACCTTCAGGTACATGTCGTCAAACGCGCCGAACAGGCTGTAGACGTTACGGGCAATGCTGGCGTTCGCGTTGTGGCCCGTGTAGTCGCCAGCGGCCTTCGCGGTCACCGCGCTGTTCACGTCAGCCTGACGGCTGTAGAACGACACCTGATTCGACCAGCGCGGATCGTTCTGCGGGTTGATGCCGAGGATGGTGGTCGTACCCCATCCGGCGGGAATCATGCCGCGCTCACCGAGCGTAGCGGTCGAGTTCGTGATCGTCTCCGTGATGAACGACGGAAGCGAGTACGGCTCCTTGCCGCCAGTCTCCATGTTCCCGGCGTTGGCGTAGGGGCTGGCCCACAGGTCGTTCTCCATGCCGTTCAGCATGGAAGTCCACATGCGCATCTCCTTGACGCGCTTGAGACGCTTGTACATGACCTTGGCGTCGCCGTCGTTGAGTTCGACCTCCTGATCAGTCCACGACATGTAGTCCATCGAGAAGCGCCACGGGGCCGACAGGGTGTCGGTGACCTGCGGGTTCGTCCAAGTGAACGTGTCGTTGGGCTGGTACTTCTGGTAGGTCGAGGCGTCGTCGAAGACGATCACGTCCTTGATGGACGTACCGCCCTGAACCAGCGTCTCGCTGGCCTTCTCCTTCAGCATTCGGGAGAGGACGTAGTTGTTCTTGACGGCCTCGTTGATGACGGCATCGGCGGACTTCAGGTACGCAGGCCCGGTGGACTGCATGAAGTCATTGAACTGGGTAATCGAAGGCATGTGCCTTCCTCCTTACTTTCTGGTTGCTGGGCGAAGGCGAGTGCCGCCGCCCGAGATGATCTGGTCAAGGATGTCGTCGTCCTCGTCGCGCGGAGGCGGCTTCACCGGGGCAGTCCCACCTTTCGGGGCGGTCGGCTGGTTGGCACGCGGGTTCACGGGCGTGGACGGCTTCGATCCAACGATCGCCTGATAGGCAGCAGCGGCGAGTGCATCGACGCTTGCATATCCACCGGGCGTTGCAGCCCCGAGTTCCGACATCTTCGCCACGACGCTGTCCCATGACGGAGCCTTGGCTCCGTACTGGACTCGCAGCGAGGAATCGGCGGCACGGGCCTGCGCAAGCAGCATCTGCTCCTGCATCTGCTGCTGCTGGGAAACGAAGGCTGCGCGGACGGGAGCGACGAGATCCTCGCCGTACACCGCCGCCATCTGCGCGAACGGATCCGCCGGGGTTTGCGGGACTGCAGGCGTGTTGGCCTGCACCGCCGCTTCCGGCTGCGCGCTCGCGAGACGTGCCTCCAGTTCCTTCAGACGACCGCCATACGAGTCAACGTCCTTCTGACGCTTGGAAGCAGCCTCTGCCCACTTGGACAGGGTCTCTGGCGTCGCGGTGCGGATGATCTCGTCGGGTACGCCATCCCTCTTCAGGATCTTGGCGACCGCATCACGGTCGAATGCGGGAGTCTCCGAGACTGGCTCTGGATCGGACGAGGACGAATCTTCGTTGGATTCCGGAACTTCCTCTGCGGACAACTCGTCGAGCAGTTGCTGCAGAACCAGATCGTCGTCGTCCATCGGTTCAGCCTGCTCGGCCTCGATGGGTTGCGTCGTGTCCTGCTTGACCTGCTCCTCCGCCCCGCTGGACGGAGTCTCGGCCTGCACGATGGGTTCAGCGTCGCTGTCCATGTCAGTCCTCTGCTCGTACAAAGCCGTTTCGGGACGCTACGTTGCGTTCCTCGCGACGACTGTGAATGATCGGATGCCCCTTCGCGTCGCACTTGACTCCCGGCAGATTGCGCGGAAGTGCATGGCTGACGTAGGGATAGGTTCCAGTGGTGAAGTTCGGGCTGACCTGCGTCGCCGAGGCGACGCGAATGATCGTGCCGAACTCCGGATGCTCATACGTCGAGCCGATCGCCGGGACGTCCCGCATGGCGAAGACGCATTCGACGATGGTTCCTTCGGAGTTGACGAAGTCGTATGACGGCATCACATTCTGCTCCGCGCGCTCTGGAGTGCCGCCTGCGCGGACGGCGGGACGACGGGAGCCTCACCAGTAGGAGACGGCTGCGCAGCCGTTTGCGGAACACCCCCCCCTTGCGGATTCTGGGGAGCCGCCATGGACTGCTGCACCTGCTGCATCTGGCTGTCGTCGATGAACTCCGACATCTGCGGGACGTTCTGGGCGTCCCCGAGGAAGCCAAGCAGATCCTTCCACTTGACCCACGGCATCATGGGCATGGCCTGCGCGGCCTGCGTGACGACCTGAAACGTCTCCACGGCGCGGCGCTGGGCAAGCATCTCGCTCGTCCGCTCCATGCTGTAGGCGTCCACGTCGATCTGCATGTCCTCCCACGCCCCCACCTTCAACCCGCCGACGAAGACGGGATCGATCAGTCCCATGGCGGCGGTGTCCTCCCCTCCGACAGGGAGCGTCACTCGACCGTCATGGAACATGTACCAGCCCACGTTCCGCAGCACGAGATCCATGCTGTCCTGAAACGCACGCTTCAGGTGGGCAATCCGCATGGTGCTGGCGGACTCCGCCACCGCGACCTCCGTCGCGCTCGCCGACCCGGCAATGTTGCCGCGCATGGCGTCCGACATGCCGAGCGCCCTGTCCAGCCGCTCCTTGGCGGTCTCGACCGACTGGATGTGCTGGTTCGTCGAGCCGCCGACCTCGACGGGCTGCAGGCTGCGAGCGTCAAGTCCTGCCTCCGCAAAGACATACATGTCGGGGGCGTTCACGACGTCCTGCAGGAACTTGGGGTTCTTGGCGTCGCCGACCAGAATCCGCTTGTACCGCTTCTGGTTCTCCTGCTGGCTCTTCGCCATGTCGTTGCAGTACTCGATCTGGTCGCGGCAGGCGACGATCGGGGAAAGCGGGTAGGGGTCGTTCGGGACGCTGAACGCGCCGAAGATCGTGTACGGGCCAGTGGACGGCCCGTAGTAGGGCAGCGGCCTGCGGATGAACTCGCACTGGCAGTTGTCCGACCCGCCCTGATACTTGGCGATCGTGTAGATCGTGCCGTTGAACAGCGCCGAGTCCGTCACGTCGTCGATCAGTTCCGCAGCCATGGGATCCAGTTCCGGAACCCAGATCTCGTAGATCGCGAGTTCGTAGCGTTCCGGAATGTCGCGGCTGTCGCGCAACTCGTCCACGCCGTTGTTGGTCGCAAGACCCTCGATCGCCTCCTTGTTCCACGTCTCGTCGAGTTCGGCACGGCGGAGCAGATCCTCCTTGTCGCCGACCCAGACATGCCCGAAGAAGCGCGCCTCCTCCCAGTGCATCGCCGCAGGATCGATGATGAATCGCGCAGGATCGATGCGGTAGACGCGGGGAAGGTAGGGGCCGTCGGCGTCCCACTTCCGCTCCGCGCCCTTCGGCTCGTTCACCGTCAGCGCCACGCCCCAGCCGAGCAGCATGTCCGTCGCGATCCGCTCGATCGTCCCGCGAAGGCGGGTCATCTTCGACCAGCGGTTCAGCGCGGCCTTCATCGCCACGCACGCGGTGCGCTGCACCTGCGGTCGCGCGCTCGTCACCCTGACCTTCGGGTTGTCGTGGATGATGCGCGGCAGCACCATGCTGATGTACGAGTGCACCGCGTTCTCGGGGTGATCGACCCCGTACCCGTCGCGGTAGCCCTGACCGCAGAACCACTCGCGCAATTCCTTCGGGGTCTGGAGATGCACGTCGCGGAAGTACTCCGCGCGGTCGATCTCGTCGCGGATCTTGGAGATGTTGGAGAAATCAAGCATTGGACTTCACCTTCGGCTTGGCGCGCGTCGCCTCCAGCGCGAGCAGCGACGCCTGCAGGGACATCACCCGTGCCTCAAGCGCGGACACCCGCGCGAGGATCACCGCAGACGGAGGCGTCTCCGGCTGCAGGCGAGCGACGTTCATCGACTCGACCTGACGCATCACCTTCTCCGCCTCGATCGGGTCAAGGTCGATCTTGATCCCCGTCGAGAGCGCGACCCGCACCCGACCGCCAATGTCGTCGATCTGGTCGATCGAGTCGATCGGAAAGTGCGTGTTGCGGATCTTGATGAACATCAGCGACCCTTCCGTCCGGCCTTCTTGGCCGTCTTCTTCGCACGGGCGGGAAGGCTCTTCATGGACTTCGTCTTGGAAGCCATCTCCTTCGCGATTCGCGGGTGCTGCGCGAACATGTAGCCCTGCTGGGCCTTCGACTTGAAGGGCATTACTTCTTCTTCGCCTTCTTCATCATCGGCTTGCCGGACTTCTTCGCGGCGGCAGCAGCCTGCATCTTGCCCATCTTCGTGTAGGGGAACGACTTGTTTCCGACCTTCGGCATCACTTGCTCTTCTTCCAGCCGCTCTTCATGGCGGCGTAAGACTTCGCGCTGACGGTTGACTTGGACTTGGGGCGCGAGATCCCAAGTTTGCGACGCTTGTTGATGTTCCCGACCAGCGAGTTCTTCGCCACGTCAGCACCCCCATCGCTTCCGCGCGGCCATGCCGCGCTCACCCTTCCACGACCGACTGCGCGCGCAGAAGGACTTATGGCGGGGATCGTTCTTGTCCTTCGTCGGAGCCTGCAACTTGCTCCCGGTCGCGCGGTTGTACTTCGCCCGACCCTTGGCCGTCAGACCCGCTCCCTGCGACACGGGCAACTTCTCGCCCCTGCCGACCGCGAGACTCGGCCCCTGCTTCCTCTTCGCCATTACTCGCCTTCCTCCGGGAGGAACGACCACACGGGCGTGTTGTCACCCATGAACGCTCCCACGATGTTGTGCTCCAAGTGCTCCACCGCCTCGTCGTAGTCCATCCCGTGGTCGTTGATCAGGACATGCACCACGCGAGCAGTGTCATACACGACCCGGTACGCACCGCTCGACAGGTCGCGAGTCAGCCC